GAACGTGGGGACACAGGTAACTTTTTAAATCTACCCTACTACAATGAAATGAAAGGACTACGTTATGCTATCAACGATAATGGCGCCGGTTGTACACTTGAAGAATTTTATAAGCTCTATGATGTTTGGGCTTGCACAAAAGAACAAGTTGAAGCAATCAAAACAGAAGAGAAAAAAATAGAAGAAGCATTTCCTATGGGACCACCTTGTCTAAATAAACTTGCAGCAACAGGTTTTGGACAAGGCTCCAGGAACAATGCATTGTTTAATATTGCTGTGTATTACAAACAAGCTAAACCAGATACTTGGGAAGATGAAATTGTTGGAGCAAATTTAAAATATATGGACCCACCACTAAGTAATAGTGAGGTGCAACAATTAATTAAATCAGTAAACAGAAAAGGTTATGACAAATATAGATGCAAGGATGCACCAATCAATGCAGTATGTCAGTCTGGTTTATGTAGAACAAAAAGATTTGGTGTAGGCTTTGGTGAAGAAGAGATGCCAGTGTTAGGTAGTCTTACAAAGTATGCATCTAAACCACCAGAGTGGTTTTTAAATGTAGATAAAAAAAGAATACAATTAAAATCAGAACAACTTTATAGTCCGCAGCTATTTGCATTAGCGTGTTTAGATCAAGCAAATTTAGTTGTACCTGTACCTAAACCACAAGATTGGAAACAACATTTTTTAAAACCAATGATGACTGGCCTTCAGGAGGTTGAGCCACTAGAGTCTTTAGACCCAGTCAATGAACTCACAGGACTTTTACAAGACTGGACAACGAATAGACAATCAGCAAGAACTTGGGATGATATACTAAACAAACTACCATACACAGATGAGAAAAGAGAATTTACATATTTTAGAATGGAAGACTTTTATAATTTTTGCAAAAGAAATCATTGGGAAAAAGATAAGAATCAAACAGGTAATTTAATAAAACAATTAGAAGTATTTGTAGATGAAGAAAGAATTAGAATTAAAAAACAACAACCAAGATTAATTAAAATAAAAACAATGAAACAGACAGAAGCTTCTGTTTCTAAAATACCATACCAAGAGGAAAACTTTTAATGCGTAGCGAAAAAAATATAATTTTAATAAGACACGCTAAATGGTTATGGGATCACAAACAAATTAAACAAGCAAAGGAGTGCGTTAAACAAGCATATGAAAACGATAATTTTAGGTCCACCAGGAACTGGCAAAACAACAACGTTGTTAAATCTAGTAGACCAATTTATTCAAGACGGAATAAGGCCTAGACAGATAGGTTATTTTTCGTTCACTAAAAAAGCTGCAATGGAAGCTGCAACGAGGGCCGCGGAAAAGTTTGGTCTGGATGCGGAAAATGATTTAGCATTTTTTAGGACACTACATTCTTATGCATTTAATCAGTTAGGTATGACTAGAGAAAAGATGATGGGTTTTGAAGACTACAAAGAGTTTGGAGAAAAGTGTGGCATACCAATTAAGACGGCAAAGTTTTCTGAAAGCGATGGTACATTTAATTCTGATAATGAATATCTTACAATAATAAATACAGCTGCTGTGAAGAGAATGGATTTATTAGAATACTACGACTCTAGGCAAAACATTTTAGATATTGAACGCAATACTTTATATCTTTTAGCAGAAGAATTAAAGAGATTCAAAAAAGAAAAAGGACTTAAAGACTTTAATGATTTGTTAGAAGATTTTATTGCAAAAGAAAAACATAATAGTTTTGAAGTATTATTTATAGATGAAGCACAGGATCTATCTTTGTTGCAGTGGGAAATGGTAAGAAAGATTTGGGCTAAGTCAGGCAAGACTTATATAGCTGGTGATGATGACCAAGCAATATTTAAATGGGCTGGTGCAGATGTAGATCACTTCATTGCACTTAAAGAAGAAGTAAATGATATTAAAGTATTAGATCAGTCTTATCGTATACCTGGAGGGCCAATACACGAACTATCACAAAAAATCATAGGCCAGGTACAAAATAGATTTGACAAAGATTATAAACCTAGAACAGAACAAGGAATATTAAAAAGATATTCTGATATTACACAAGTAGATATGTCAGAAGGTAACTGGTTAGTATTATCCTCTGCAAATTATTTTTTAGATTCTGTCAAAGAAGTATGTGAGCTGCGAGGTTGGTACTATTCTTTTAAAGGACGTAATTCCATATCACTAAAATTATTATTAGCATTAAATAACTGGGAAGCTTGGCGTAAAAATGCATCACTTGGTTATTTAGAAATAAAAAATATTTATGAATTTTTAGGATCAAATGTTTTAGAAGGATTTAGAAAAGGTAAAACACTACACGCAGATCAAAAATATTTGATGAGAGATTGTAGAGCTGAACACGGTTTAATTACTGATAGTGTTTGGTATGAAGCATTCGAAGGACTAGATCCTATGACAGAGAATTACATTCGTAATATGAGGGCGAATGGTGAAACGTTAAATAAAAATCCTCGTATACAAATGTCAACAATACACGGAGCGAAAGGAGGAGAAGCTGACAAAGTTTTATTGATGCAAGACATCACGAACGCTGCACTCGAAACATTTAGTCACGACCCGGATGAATTACACAGATTGTTTTACACCGGAGCGACGCGCGCGAAGCGTGAATTGCACGTCTTGGATCCAAAAGATTTTGATCGAGCTTATATATTATGAAAAAATTATATAAAAAATTAGTAAAGAAAGGCGTTATAAATGACAAAGTAAAACTTGGTGACGTCTGGAAAAAGCAACACGGAGGGAGTCACTATGCAAAGTATGTCATACAGCCCAGTAAGTTTGTGGTAGAAAATAAACTTTTATTTCCGGAGGGATGTGCTATAAAATACATAATTAGGCATCAGGATAAAAACGGCAAAGAGGATTTACTTAAAGCCATCCATTTTATTGAGATGATAATTGAAAGGGATTACAAGTGAGAAGCACACAGATACCTCTGTTTACACCAGAGACGGAATGGGTTATGCCGGAAGAGCTAAAAGATCTTCGGGGTGCCAAAGAAATAGCAATCGATTTAGAAACTAATGATCCACATTTAAAAGAGCTTGGCTCTGGTAATGTGACTGGAAAAGGCCACATTGCTGGCGTTGCGGTGGCCGTAGAGGGCTGGTCAGGGTATTTTCCTATAGGACACGAGTCTAATGGTAATATGGACAAAAAACTGGTGTTTTCTTGGTTGCAGGAAATATTCAATCAAGCAGATACTACCTTCATATTTCATAATGCAATGTATGATATTTGTTGGTTAAGATCAGCAGGACTTACTATTAAAGGTAAAATTGTAGACACAATGATAGCAGCGTCTTTGATTGATGAGAATAGATTATCTTATCAATTAAATACACTTTCTCGACATTACATAGGTATGGGTAAAGATGAAAGTATTCTTAATGCTGCTGCAAAAGAATATGGACTTGATGCAAAAAAAGATATGTGGAGATTACCTGCAATGTTTGTAGGTCAGTATGCAGAGCGTGATGCAGAGTCTACACTTAAACTTTGGAAACGATTAGAGACAGAATTATATCAAGAAGAGTTGTGGGATATATTTAACTTGGAGACAAAATTATTTCCGTGTCTAGTTGATATGAGATTCAAAGGTGTAAGAGTTAACTTAGAGAAAGCAGACAATATTAAAAAATCCTTAATACATAAAGAGAAGAAAATATTAAGTAAAATCAAAGCTTTAACAGGAGTTGACGTAGAAATTATGGCGGCTCGTAGTATTGCAAAAGCATTTGATAAATTAAAACTTCCGTATGACAGGACAGAAAAAAGTAAAGAGCCAAGTTTTACAAAAAACTTTTTACAGAATCATCCACACGAATTACCAAAAGCAATTGCTGAAGCAAGAGAACTTAACAAAGCTCACAGCACATTTATTGATTCAATAACTAAACACGCAGTTGATGGTAGAATACACGCAGATATAAATCAAATAAGATCTGATGCAGGTGGCACCGTGACGGGTAGATTTAGTATGTCTAATCCAAACTTGCAACAGATACCTGCACGACATCCAGAGTTAGGTCCTTTGATTAGATCTATATTTATTCCTGAAGATAAACATACGTGGGGATCTTTTGATTACTCACAACAAGAACCTAGAATATTAGTACACTATGCAAAGTTACAAAATTTATCTGGAGTTGATGAAATTGTAGATGCATATAATCAAGGTGATGCAGACTTCCACCAGGTTGTTGCGGATATGGCAGGCATAGAGCGTAAGCAAGCCAAGACGATCAATTTGGGTCTTATGTATGGGATGGGTAAAAATAAATTAATGGCCGAATTGGGTCTAATGAAAGACTCTGCAGAAAAACTAATTAAACAATACCATAACAGAGCTCCATTCGTAAAACAATTGATGGATAATGTATCTCGTAAAGCAAATGACAGAGGTAAAATTAGAACTTTACTAGGTAGAGCGTGTCATTTCGATCTATGGCAACCTGTTCAATTTGGTGTATTTAAACCATTACCGCTAGAACAAGCGAGAAAAGAATATGATGAGCCTTTGAAACGTGCATTTACGTACAAAGCTTTGAATAAATTAATACAAGGAAGTGCTGCAGATATGACTAAAAAAAGTATGGTTGCATTGTATGAAAATGGTATAATACCACACATACAAATTCACGATGAAGTGGATATCTCTGTTGAATCTCCAGAAAAAGCAGAACAAATTATAAGCATAATGGAATCAGCAGTAGAGTTAAAAGTTCCTAACAAAGTGGATTACGAACAAGGAGATAATTGGGGCGATATTAAATAATGGCTTTATTAAATGCAGATATACCACCCATTTATTGTAAAGTACGGAAGGAGTATCTTTATGACTTTAAAAAACATCACGGAGAAAGTGAAGAATGCGTGGTCTTCGGTCTTACCAGTATGGCAGGAGCGGCAACATTATTTCACATTATGCTACCAAACGGTGCGGTCTTTTTTAGACTGCCTATCAGTGCGTTTTTTCAAAAAGAATTTGACAGAAAATCAGTGCCGGATATGCCAGTTGACGCCCTTCAGCTGTGGAATAGCTTTAGCTATTATCCTAGTGTGCATATGTTTAATTATCTAACATCTCAACGCGGTAAATACTTCGGAAAAGATAAGAAATTATATTATGGTGAGTATATGTTCACCATTGATTGGTGCCATCCGGAAAGTAATATCCTGGATACTGAGCACAGCGAGATTCCTCACGAGCATAAGTGTGGACACGTTATGGCTCTTGATAATGGTAATTATTCAATTCAACCTAATAATCGTATTCTTTGGAATATTAGTAATTTTACCACAAGAGACAACATACCAGATTATAAGGTCCAAACTACGGAATGGAATGTTGAAAATAAAGGCTGGATCACAGAGGATTCGGACAAAATGTTCTACAAAATAGAAGACAAATAGTGTAAACTGCTGGGCTATGACAATAGAGGTAGCCAGGATGAATTATTATTTTACAGGAATATTAATTATTCTTATTATATCACTAGCTTTGTGTGGAGGACCAAGTGCCTACTAACAAACCACTCAACATCTCAGAATCGGCTTCCGTGCAGATGCCAATGAAGACGGTTGCCAGTTTGATCGTTCTCGTCGCAATGGGCGTGATCGGTTACACAGAATTGACTGGGCGATTAGTATCGTTGGAGACATCACGTGAACTGATGCAAGCTGATTTATTAAAGAAGTCCGAACAGTTACCCGTGGACCAGGAACAGCTGATGTTGTTGGAGGATCTTTATAAGACCACCGAGAAGATAGAAAAAAGAATTGAAGATATGATGCACAACAAAGTTAATATTCAATTCTTACAAAAACAAATGGAAAAAGCTTTGGTAGATATAGAAGTTTTAAAAGATAAGGTAAGAGCGAATGGAAAGAGTCACTAGAAAAATTTTAGACTATATCTCTGATCAAGAGAAGAAGGCAAAACAAATGAGTTACGTAAAAGATCTTAAACAAGAAGTAGAGATCAATGGCACAGGTACACATAAATACAGAATTAAATACGGACCAAACAAAGGTAAGGTATTATGATCGCAGAAATTGTAGCCCTTTTAATGTTTATAGGACCTGAGATCAAAGAGCATCGTATTCAAGAGTCAATGAGCGTTTGTTTAAAACATAAACGTGAGGCCACTAGAACAATACAGAATGATATATCCTATAAATGCATTAAATCTAAGGCACAATTAGAGAAAAATATTGATGGAAGTTTGTCAATAAAGTCGTTAATACTTGAGTGATGAGATTAACTGCTGAAATTGTAAATGGCAAATGCCCAACGTGTAATGAATTTACTTTATTAATAGGTCTATCCAAAGAATTATTTAGGTGTATGAATTGTGGTGTTGATTTGGAGCAGCACGTTAATGGTAAGATAACTTATTTACCAGCAATAACATCTCCAAAAGGTGCAAAACCTTTTGTAAAAGAATGGGTAGACGACGATGGCGAAACAAAACTTTAAAAATTTTACACCACACGAACCTATCTTTAACAAAACAAGTATTGGACGTAGACCAAGCTTGCAAAAAATGAACAAAAAGAAACGAAAAAATTTTAAGCTTTACCGGGGACAAGGAAAATAATGGACGTAGTTTTAATTTTATATTTATGTTCTGCAATACAAAAAACTTGTATGGATCCATACATATGGCCCGACAGGTTTTATGACCAATATGGGTGTATGATTGCAGGCTATGAAGAAAGCGGAAAAAAGATAGCTGAATTAGGGCGAAAAGAAGTAAACAAACACGACATATATATCAAATTTGAGTGCCATCCTTACAAAATATCTCTACCAAGAACTCAACCTAAAGTAGAATCTTAATAGATGTCTGTCCGTCCCAAGAAAGGGACGAACAAACAAAAGGTGTGAGAAGAGATCTTTCTTTTATAATAAAAAAATAACACTTGCAAAGTATTTTTTTTAGTATATATTCCCATACATACTCAAATTAACTAAATTGCAATTTAGTTAAGCTTTGTGGCAGAACAACGCTTAAGCGGGTGTAATGCACACAACCGGAGGGTTACGGCCGAGTGGCTGAAGACACCGGAAGTGGTTTTTAGTACCGACCATCTCTTTCATTTATATGAATAGTTGGACGCTTCGGGAAAAATTGTGGGTGCCGTACCAACGTAATCCCACCAGGCAGAGTTATTAAAATATGAGAAGAACAATAATAAGAAAGGAAATATGAGATATTCTTACAAAGTAAGAGAGTTAAGCGAAGACAAAAAAGTAGTTAATGGGGATGATTCTGTATACGTGGGTGAAACCCAAGAGATGCAAGCAATGTCTTTTAAAAAACTACAACGTAAACTTGACCCCAAGAAAAGATATTTTATAGAGTATAGAAATAAAAAGAATAATCACGTATCAACAATAACAAAAGGAAGAAACAATGGCTGATCCAGCTAAATACAAGTCGCTTTCTGTTCCACGCGAAGATTGGGAACAACTGGGTGTACTTGCAAATAAGACAAATAGAACAAGATCTAAAATGATTGGAAGACTTATTAGATTTTTTTTAGATAACAAAGGTGTAAAGAAAAATGGAAAAGATAAAAGTAGCTAATCACAAGTATATCTGTCCTGAATGTAAGGGTAATGGATATAATAAAATCGCAAAGAATATGGTTGTTCAATGTGATAAATGTAAATCAGAAGGTGAGCTTCCATTAGAAGAACCAACGTTAGAAGAGCTGCAGGAATTAGCAGCGTCAGCGAGGCTGCAGTGAGCAAGAACCCTGTAGCCAAGGAACTGAAAACACCAAAATTTAAAAGTAAAAAAATCGAATCCAAGAAAAAATATAAAAGAAAGAAGAAAATCGTAGGTTATTATATGGATTACGACGGCAAAGAGAGAATAATCTATGACGATAACGAATGAAGAAGCAGCTTACATCGCTGGACTTTTTGATGGTGAGGGTAGTATCTATTACACCCGAAGACCTGAAAAGAAAAAGAAACATAAAGGTGAAGGATATAGAGTGTCTAATAGTTTAAGATTAAGTATGGAAATTACAATGACCGATGAGTCTGTTGTCCGTTGGGTCCACGAAGTTCTCGGTTGCGGGACCGTGGTACGAAAGCCTCGAAAAGGTTTACGTAAAGATGGGACAAATTTTTTAATGCAATACAAATGGCGTTGTACTTTTAGAGACGCGTTATACGTGTGTATTTTACTCTTTCCCTACGCCCACACCAAACTAGAAAAAATACAACAAATCATAGATCACTACACTAAAGGTAAAGAAAGAATTTTAAATGATAAGGTTGTAAATCTTAAAGAATATAAGGAGATAAGGAGTTTAGAATGAGTTGGAATAAAACCCAAAATGAAATGATACACGAGTTGAATGGCTCTGTATTTAGTAAAGACCCTATCAATAGAGTCTACGACCCTATGAGCCCGATTGATGTACAAAATACTAACTACGTTATGGAATTAAAGAATCGTGAAAAGTATAACCCGCAAGACTTCGACGGATCGCTGATCGAAAAGATGAAGTATGACTATCTAGTGACCAATGCCAATGGTAAAATCCCTGGTTATGTATGTAAGTTTAAAGATGGTTCATATTGGGCCTGGAATCTTAGTAAGATAAAACCCGAATGGTATGATAAAGATCTACCTACAACGACTCACTTTAATAATACTAAATTTAAAAGTAAAAAGGTGGGTGACTTAAAACTAAAAGATGGAGTAAAATTAAAATGAGAATATTGATTATACTTATATTACTAACTGGTTGTAGCGCCAAATTTGACAGCTACGACCCAACAACAGCAATGTTTAGATGGATACTAACAAATGAAAAAAAATAATAGTTATAGATACCCGAAGACTCAACGAGAAAAAATAGATGGTAAACGTCATTATGTCTTTGATAAAGAAAAATTACCCAGCGTTACGACAATATTAGATGCCACGCAATCAGCCGAGAAGCGCGAAGCGTTGGCCAACTGGAGAGCTTCGAAAGGCGAGGCCGAAGCGACGCGGATCGTGGATGAATCAGGCGCAAGAGGCACAGCTATGCACAAGATCTTAGAAAAATATATTCTTGAAGAAGGTTACCTCGATGAAACAAATGTAGGTAAACAAGCACATAATATGGCATCTCAAGTTATTCAAAGTGGTTTATCCAATGTTACAGAATATTACGGCACAGAATGTACTTTATACTACCCAGGCCTATACGCAGGCCAAACAGATTTAGTAGGTATACATAAAGGATCTGATGCAATTATAGACTTCAAGCAAACTAATAAACCAAAAAAGAGAGAATGGATTGATGATTATTTTATGCAGCTATCTGCGTATGCAATGGCACATAACATTTTATTCAACACTCAAATAACGAAGGGTGTGATTATGATGTGTAGCAAAGATAATTATTACCAAGAGTTTGTGGTTGAAGGTAGTGAGTTCAAAAAATATAAACATAACTTTTTAAGGAGGGTGGATGAGTTCTATAAAATTAGAAATGAGAAGACTAAATAATATAGCAAATACCTATAATAAAACTACAGGACCAATGAAGGAAATGTGGAAAGAAAAATGGTATGAGTTATTAGAATCAATAGTGAGGAGGATAGATGAGAGTAAGAGACTTGCAACAAATACTCGGAAAGTTCACTGATGGTGAGAAGGGCACAAACATATCTGACTGTCCAATATATTTAGAAACCAAAGACGGCTATCTCGAAGAAGTAAGATTTATTGCATTAGAAAAAAATAAACTCATTGGTGCACCAGAACCAGCAAGGATTGTTTTGAAACACGAAAATTTACAAAGACATAGGTCCATCAGTTTTACAGGACCCAAAAAGAACTATGGTATTTAACGAATCCATAATGGATAATGCGCAACGAGGTGCCAACCGGGAGACTGGGAGGCACCTTGGTTAGTATAGAATTGGTCAAATATCCTGACGTATTTTTAAGAAAAGTGAGTAAAGACGTAGCTTTTCCACTAGATGATAAAACCAAAAGACTTATCACCTGGATGACTAGGGCTATGTACCAACACAATGGCATAGGTTTGGCTGCTGTTCAAGTTGGGTATGATGTGCGTATGTTTACGATGGATTGCACAAGATACCAAGGCAAGCCACAAGTATTTATAAATCCCACGATAGTAAAAAATAGTGAGGAAACAATTACAGACTTTGAAGGGTGTTTATCTGCACCCGGCAAGCAGGGTGAAGTCAAAAGACATATTAGAATCACTCTAAACTACAAAGATGAGGAAGGAGAAGAACATACAAAAACATTTTACAATCTAGAGGCCAGATGTATTCAACACGAAATGGACCACCTAGAGGGTAAATTGTGTATAGATTATGAAAAAGGTGAGTATAATAGGGACAAACATAACGCCCAAACAATGGTCGACACTGATTTTAGAGTTAAATCTAATCCGTAAAGACTGGTTGCCCTACGCAAAATTTGACATTGTAGGGCCAGGAACCAAAAAGATTATAAAAAATGGCACAAATGTGCCCAAATCGAGGTAGTGTGCCAATGCATAGTGGAATTCTAGGGCAAATTTTTTTTTCAGTCATCAAAAAAAACTGGTGGCACAGGTGGCACACTTACGTTTTTGAGCTATTATCGTTGGTATTATTGACGAATAGCTGTGCCACGACATCAATTTCTCTTGGCACACCCTGGCACAAATGGTGTAAACACTGGCTTTTTTGCAATTATGGCTTGGCACAGATGTACTCTGCGTGCGCGACCCTTTTTGTTTTTTTGAAAACTTTTTTGCCTAAATATTCTACTATACATTATAAGATACAATATGAGACGTCCTAAAAAATCAAAATACAAATCTGTTGTTATTAACAAGAAGAGGTATTACTATTATAAAATTACCTGGATCGATCCAACGGGCGATTCTGGGCACGCTACACACTTTGATTCATATAGTTTGATACCATCTACAATGATAACTCACGCTTACGTATTTGATAAGAACAGAAAATATATCTGGACGTTTGCATCTTACGAAGAGAATGATGAATTATTTAGTGATAGAAATGTATTTCCTGTTGGGTGTATAATTAAAATGGAAAAAATTAACGAAAGATAACGATAATGTTTTTATCTATTAGTATTGTTTTAGCTATCTATGGGTTTATTACTCTGCTATTATTGATGTGGAACTATGAAAAATAAAACCTTGACTAAGAATATGCCTAACGTAAAATGGAGCCAACTTCCCCCGAGGAAGGGTCCAAACTCACAAGGAGTATTATATGGAAATAATAAAAAGATCGGCAAACAAAATACACGAATGGTATTGCCGAGCAAACGAAATGACTAATCGGATTCAGGGTCTTGTTTTACTTCTGATGCTTTTAGTTTTGATTTATCAGGCGTAACATCTTTCATTCTATCACTGTAAAATTTATCAAATTCTTTGATTAGATCTTCTCTAGTCATAGAGTCTACATTTACATTGACGTTAGTATTGATGTTTTCGTTTTTATAGTAGCCCATTACTTTACCTCTGTTTTCCTCAGCCCTTTGAGCCACAGACAGAGTAGTGGGTTGCTTCATAGATTCATTCTTAATATGTCCTAAGTCTTGCATATGAATTGATTTGTTTATTCTAAATCTGTTCTCTTGTTCTTTCTCTAGCTTTCTTATGTGTTCACAAACTAGCGGGTACTTTCTTGGATTTCTTAAATCAGATGCCGTTTCAGATGGTCTGTTCTTGTACCCAGCTTCAAATGCACACTGACTTAGACTCTTTTTACCCCGGTCCCATACATATAATTCAGCAAATCTCTTCTGTTTTTGTGTGAGAGCTGGTGGTCTTCCCTTTTTTCGAGGTGTTATTGTCTGCATAATTACGTTTTTATATCAAATAAATGGTTATTTAGCAAAATAACTTACGTTTTTTGCTTACGTTTTATTACATATATAGTATAAACTTGCGGTGAAACAAGAGAGCAAATTTTGGCAATTAGTTAAGAAGAAAACACCCCTAATTCAGTGGACCAGACTGGAGTCTTGGGCATCCTTTGGTGTTCCAGATTTGTTGGGATACCACGATTCTTGTGGATTCTTTATGGTTGAGCTTAAGGTGATTCGGTCACCTAAAATATCGTTCAGTCCACATCAAAAATTGTTTCACTTAACTAGAAAAAAACGTAACTTTATCCTTGTTAACCAGCCTTCCCTTAAGCTTGTAAAATTATACGAGTCTAGCTCGATCCCCGGTCTTCTGCTTGATCACCGCGAAACACCTTCCCTCGCAATCAATGATTGGGACCACATTCAACGCTGCTTGCTTGCTCGCTCCCCGGACGCTTGATCGCTGCTCGTTCGCTTGCGATCCTCGGGCCCACCCGCCCGCCTGCGCGCTTGCTCGCTTGCTCGCTTGTCCGCTTCTTCCTTCGCGATCCGCTTGAGCTCTTTGTAATATTTTGGATGATGCCACATTAGAATCATTCTAAACTAGTGGGCCAGATAGGCAACGTTTTTAATTTTCTTATCCCAACACGCTCGACAGTCCTTGCATTCATTGTCTTGGTTCGGGGCCGGGCAGGTTGCTTTTTTAGGATCAGTCACCACGGTGCTGGTATATTTAAACTTGCCCGCCGCTTCCTGATTGACCATCGGCATAGAAAAAATTAATTTTAGATTTGCTGGCGCTCTGTCCTGATACTTAACCGTCCAAGCTTCTCGAGTCGGTAACCAGTGATTAACATCCGGGGAGCGTCTAGCAACTTCAAAAATTTTTGCTAAGTGTTTAAGATCTTGCACATCTCCGGAATCGTGCCATCTAAAAAATTTTGTTTTCTTACTGTTGATTTGCATCGCCATCGCTTTGACCCATAATGGATGGCGTATTGCTTTTAATCTTTTATATTGTGCAGCTTGTACAACTTTGAAAACGTAACAACCTTTTAAAGCATAACAGCCGTAACACGTCGAGCCCTTAACATTTTGAAGCTTGCCCCCGGTCTTGCATTCTTTAGCTGGTAAACCATACGCGTGGCCCGGCATCTTGCTCGGCTTGCTTAATGATCCTGTAATTTCTTTTGCTTTCTCAATTCTCATAATATCCCATATAACATTTTTAATTCTACTTGTCAAGCTTGGGCCCTCCGGGCCCACCCTCCCCCCCGCTCGCGGGCTTGCGCCCGCGCACCGGTTCAAGGATAAATTAGACCAGCAGTCCGGAGTCTTCCTTCTCGTCGTCCGGACCGGTGTACGGTAGTAAGCTGATCCCAGGACAGACCATTAAGGTTCGAAACCAACGTTGTCGAGACTTGCGTGCTCATACGACTTAGGCTAGCCCTAGTCTGACGTTGCTCTGTCCAGGGATCAGGCGCCCCGAAGGGCGCAAGATCTTTTATGAATTGCGATCCATAAATTCTTTTACTTTTTTTTCTGCCTCTGTTTCCATTTCACTTTGTGTCTTGGAATAGTATGGCTCACCTTTATCAGGACCCCACGTAATGACACCCTGAAAATATTTTGTTTCTAGGTCCTCGAGGTATTGCTCGAATAAACCTATTTCAAAGCTATCAATTTGAGGATTACTCATCTTTTAACCTCTTCACTTCCTGCTCTAGTGTAACTATTCTATTAGCTAGTAATTGCATATTGTTTGACATCTTATCCATTATTTGAATAAGGCCCTTAAACCTTTCTAGCTGTTCTATTTTTTCTTTTGTTATTATATTTTCCATATTTATCCTTTCTTAAATTATTAATAGCATAATATCCCATATCTTGTCAAATAAATAATTAATTTTTATTCAACCTATGCTTGTGGGCCGTGGGCCCACCCTCCCCTAAAATAAATAAAAATAAAGATTGACTTATATTTCTATTGTGTTATAAAATCCCATAATAAAAGAAAGGATAACAAATGAGTAAAACAATGACCAAGTATCAACTAGAGCATTTTAAAGAGAAGGTTGATAGGCAGTTTGAACCAATGATTAAAGATCAAGAATTATTGGTCAAACAATTTAAGACTGAAGCAACTGACAAAGCTGTATCAAAGCTATCTAAAAAGATTGGCGCAGATACAATTATCAGTAAGTTTGCCGAGGCAGAAAAAAAGTTAGCAGAGGCGCAAGCAACCGCATTAACTTTTTTTAATAAGAAAAAACCAAAAGACGCGGAGCTTAATTATAATTTTAGAGAATATAATAGAAGCATACGTGAAATAACTCTGTCTGATTGTCAAGATCAACTGCGAGAGTGGGCGTCTGATCTTGCACAACGTGAGATTGAGAAGAGACCTGAAGGCGCTAAACTAAAACAACTTAAAGAGCTTAAACAAAAAGCTAAAGATGTTGTTATGGAAAGTGGAACGCCTGATGCACTTGCAATCGCACTTGATAAGGTATCTCAAAAGATTGGTTTAAGGTGGAACCAAGATTTACAGGCACTTCCAAACTTTAAACAATAAAGGGTTGACAATGTATGGGATTTAATATAAAATCCCATACATAGAAAGGATAATAAATGACTTATATAGATAAACTTATAAAAGATTATAGAACTTTATGTGCTAAATCTTTTTTAGATAAACACGGGGCGTTGGCTGTTAAGATTGCAAAGAAGGCCAGTGAAAAAAGAAAGCACGAACAGTCAATCGATAACCAAACGAGGTTTAACTAATATGAATTAAACCTTGTCAATATTGTAAATATGCAACACTGACCAAAATGGGTTTGTGTGCTCGTGAACTATGGGCCCACCCACCCGAGGGGTCCCAGCCAAAACCGATATAAGCTCGCGAACAATGGGCCCACCCACCCCAAAACAGATAGGGGTCCCAACATATACACCTATACAGTTTGTTTTAGTCTTAAATCTGTGATAAATTTGAAACGAGAGGAAAACAGAATCCCAAAAAATTCTGCAAAAATTTTTTATGAACGGTTTACCGGAAGAAATCCTACGTTGTTTTAGAGCCGACTTCACGGAACATTTAACATACGAAGAGCTACAACACCTACATCTGCTTAAAAGAACATTCGAGAAAAAAGAAAAGATACATAAAATTAATAATAGTTTTATGGCATTCGTTAAAGAGATGTGGCCAGAGTTTATTGAAGGTAGACATCACAAAGAAATTGCAGATAAGTTTGATAAGATTGCAAAAGGTAAAATTAAAAGATTAATTATTAATATGCCACCGCGGCACACGAAGAGTGAATTTAGTTCCTTCTTACTTCCTGCGTGGATGGTGGGCCGTAAACCAAATTTAAAAATAATCCAAACAACACACACCACGGAGCTCGCTATACGATTCGGTCGTAAAGCTAAAACATTAATTGATAGCCCCGAATACCAAAACATCTTCGGCACAAAGTTAAGAGAAGATTCACAAGCCGCGGGTAAATGGGAAACAGAACAGGGCGGTGAATATTATGCAGCCGGTGTTGGCTCTGCAATCACGGGCCGTGGTGCGGACTTATTGATTATTGATGACCCACACTCGGAGCAAGATGCAATGAATCCCGAAGCGCTGGAACGTGCTTACGAATGGTATACATCAGGTCCACGTCAACGTTTGCAACCCGGCGGAGCAATCGTTGTGGTTATGACACGATGGAGTGTAAAAGATTTAACTTCTAAACTATTAGCATCACAAAAAAATATTAAAGCAGATAAATGGGAGATTGTAGAGTTCCCAGCGATTATGCCATCAGGTAAACCGATCTGGCCTCAGTATTGGAAGAAGTCAGAGTTAGAAGGTGTTAAAGCTTCGCTGACCGCGGGCAAATGGAATGCACAATGGATGCAGAATCCAACGGCAGAAGAAGGTAGTATTATTAAACGTGAATGGTGGAACGTTTGGGAGAAGTCATCCATACCACCTCTACAACATATTATACAAAGTTATGACACAGCCTTTAGTAAAAAGGAAACAGCGGATTATTCTGCCATTACAACCTGGGGAGTTTTTTATCCAAACGAAGACTCTGCTGCTCATTTAATATTATTAGATGCACACAAAGAACGATTAGAGTTTCCTGAATTACGTAAAGAAGCGTTAGAACAATACAAATATTGGAAACCTGATACCGTTATCATAGAAGCAAAAGCATCTGGCCAACCCTTAACTTATGAGTTGAGAAAGATTGGAATACCTGTTATAAATTTCACTCCTAGTAAAGGACAGGACAAATTTTCTAGGGTCAATAGCGTCGCTCCGATGTTCGAGTCCGGAATGATTTGGGCGCCCGACGAAGAGTTCGCGGATGAGGTTATAGAAGAATGTGCATCATTTCCGTACGGAGATCACGACGATTTGGTGGACAGTACAACACAGGCGTTAATGCGTTTTAGACAGGGAGGTTTTGTAAGCTTACCTGATGATTACAAAGAAGACCCATTACCGCGAATTGAAAAGGAATACTACTAATGGCTGACAACAGTTATGCACAACTTATAGACGATTACGAAAACGGAATTTTAGTAGAGCCGGGCGAAACGTTAACACAATACATTGATCGAATGGGTGGTGTAGATTACAAAGCGGACGGCGGATCGATTGGTATAGAAGTTTTGTTCACTGATAAAGAACCAAGAACTAAAATGGTATCCGGTGGTTTTCTAAAAGGTATAGGAAGTTTTTTTAAAGGTGGTAAAGATAAAATAGATGACATCATAGAAACTAAAGCTATGGAAAAAGTAGGCTTTAGAAGTAGAGACGATATTCCATTATCAACATACTCTGAAATGAAAGGACCAATAAAAATTTCAGAGATGGAAAATATTCCTGAAGATCAATTAAAAAAAATTTTAAGAACACAAGAATTAGGTTTGTATGAAGAAACACCAGAGATTTTAAAAGCTGCAAATTTATTAGAAAGATTTACTAAAAAAGTTGGTGGTAAAAGAGTTATTGATTATGAAAGAGCAGAAGATATTTTAAATGTTAAATTAAAAGGTAACGAAACTCTTGATGAGTTATTTAAAATAGAATTTCAAACAAGACCTGAAAATAGATTAGCAGACGGCGGTCGAGTCGGATTGTTTATGGGTGGTGATCCATTAACAGGCCAAGCATTATCGGTTTACAATTCTATGAGCGCGTATGGCTTTAGTGATCAAGAAATTGCAAATGCATTAGCGGAGCGTGGATTGTATACACCTGGTGGTACAAAACCTGATACACCTGATCAAGGAATTATTAATCAAAAACTACAAACAGGTGGTGATGGCGGTGATGGCCCACCTCCAGGACCAACATTTAATAGAAATGATTTATTAGGTACATCAGATTATCAAGGAACAGGACCAGGAATAATTGGGGGTTTAAAAGATGCAGCTACTGGTTTATTTGACTTGTATAAACAATTTTCACCCATTGGAATGGTTTCCAATTTTATAAAACAAAGATCTGCAAAACAACAAGAGATACAAAACAATGCGATTGAAAAAGCTAGATTAGAAAGAGAAATGAAAGAAAAAATTAGACGAGAACAAGAAAGAGCAGCACAATACGGAGCAACGAATTATGGAAGAGGTGCTGATGGTCAACAATCTTATGATTTTGGCACAGGGTTTGGTACCTCTGCAACAACCGGCGGTCCCGTAAGTAATAGAACTGGTAGAGGAAGAACGGATTATAGAGACGGTGGCCTCGCTACAAGGTTCAAGCCTAGGAGGCGATAGTGGCTCTCATTAGACCGGTTACATCGGAAGAACAAAAAATATCAAATCTTTTCTATGGTAAAGATATGGAGGATTTGACTATTGATCAAAGAACAAGATTAAGAAAAAGAATTTCTTCAGGAAAAATTGATACAATAACTTTTGAACAATATCTTGAAGATTATAAAGGTATGGCTAATGATCCTGATTACATACCTAAATATGTAAAACCAAACGTTGGGACTGGGATGTCCCCACAACAATTAAGAGCAAAAGCTGAAGCTAAAAAAACCATCGAGGGTTTTGATTCTAAGTTTAATAAAAATATATCTAGAAGAAAAAGAATTAAAATGAAAGCTGCTATAGAAGCAGATCCAGAAAGAAAACAAAGAGAGATGGCTAAAAAAGCAGAACGTAGAAGAGGGCGAAGAGTAGCTAAACTTTCTGACAAAGCTAAACTATCTGCTAATGAAAGATTATTAAACTTTGAACAATCATTAATTACTAGACAACTTAATGATAAGATTAAAGCTAATCCTAATCTTGTTTTAAATAATAAAAAATTAATTGATAAATTATCAGTAACAGTTGATGGTGACGGAAATATTATTAAATCTAAACCTACTATTTATGAATTAGATAAAAGAGGATTGTTTGAAATAGAACATCAAAGAGATGTTCGTAAAGCGGGAGCTATGAAAGATTTTCCTTACAATAGAAATCCTATTTTAGGACCTTATAATAGATCGGGTGGATTTAAAGATATGGCTGAAAAATTTATAGAAAAAAATCCTGACCCTAATAATTCAAAAGTAAAAAAAATAATTGAAAAAGCAAAAGAATTAAAAATTACATTACAACCAGAAGTTCCAACCGGAACTTTCAAAACAAAAGGTATAGGATATAAACAACCTGCTAGTGCTACAGGTAAATTTATAGAATACGCTAAATCTACTTTACCAGATTTGGTAGATGATAAAATAGGATTAAGCGGATTTACCGGAGACACTAAAATGTTAGAAACTGGATTAGGTTTAAAACGAGGAACAGTCGTAGATTCATTTGTTGAAAAAGTAAAATCAATTCCAGGTGGTTGTAGAACTATAGTATCAAAAGCCTTGGGTGGACCTATTGGTAAATGCGAAGCAATAATAAAAGCAGATCCTGAAAGAGCTGCACTTAAGTTAAACAATGCAATTACCGCAACCAAAGGACCATTAAAAGATTTAAAAGAAGACTCACAAAAACTTATTCGTTTATATCGAGGTGAAGAGCCTGCCAGAAAAACTGAATTATACAAATCTTTTAAAGGTGAGCCTGGTATGTATGATGAGTCTTTAAAAGGCAGATTCTTTTTTGATAATCCTGCAGATGCAAGATACTACGCGCAACGTCAGGGAACTTTAACCGGTAATGTTAAATCAGTAGACGTTCCAGAAAAAATGGTTAATATAGGTAGAAAAGTGGCAGAAAGAAGAAGAGGGCCAAATCTTGGTGGTGAAGTTATTTTGCCTAAAAAGTTTGTAGGAAAAGAAAAAATAAATATACCACAAACAGCTATGGCAAGAGCAGGAGCAGTAGTGGAAAAATTAAAATATGATAACATTAAAGGTGCTTTTGTAAATGTAAACAAAGGTGATAGCGTTGCACCGCAAGCCGAGATTAAACAATACGCGGTCGACAATCCAATGGAAGTTAAAGTTGGAGAGCCAGCAAAATTACCAAAACCAAATAAGAGCGTTTTAAAAACTGTAGGTAAAACTTTAGCTGCAGTCGGAGCTCCATTACCGACAGCTTTACTCGATACGTATTTTATTAACGAACAAATTAAACAAGATAAAACCACAAGTGAGATTGTTAGTAATCCATTAAACTGGTTGGGATTAGCTACAATGTCTCCACTCTCAAGAGCAGCAGGTATTGATAAAGCAGGGAAGGTGAATACAGCATTGAGATTAGGATTGAATCCTGGTACAATTAGGGGTATAAGTAGGTTTGTGGGTTTACCGGGACTTGCATTGAGTACGGCTATGACTGCATATGATCAATATACGAAATACAAGAATCAAGAGGGATTCATATATAAAATGTTCAACAAAGAGGAAAGCTAATCAATGGCAATAGATAAACCAGTTCCAAACGTTTCAGAAACAGTAGTTGAAGTTCCAAAGCAAGAAGAATTAATTCAAGAACGAGACGAGATTATTGAAAAGAAAAATCAACAAGGTAATGTAGAAGTTACTATGGATGAAGAGGGTGGTGCAGAGATTGCATTTGACCCAAGAGCTATAATACCAGAAAGTGGTGAAGATCATTTTGAAAACTTAGCAGATTTTTTAGGAGAACAAGTTTTAGAACCTTTAGGTTCTAAAATGGTAGACCAGTACAACGAATACAAAGAGTCCCGTGGTGACTGGGAAGATACCTATCGAAATGGACTCGAACTATTAGGATTTAAATATGAAAGACGAACTGAACCCTTTAGAGGCGCGAGTGGTGTCAATCACCCGGTCCTTGCTGAAGCTGTTACGCAATTTCAAGCGCAAGCTTATAAAGAGTTATTACCGGCAGACGGACCAGTAAGAACTCAAATTATGGGCACGGCCGATGTAAAAAAAGAAGAACAGGCTAAACGTGTCAAAGATTTTATGAATTATCAAATTATGGATCAAATGAAAGAGTATGAACCAGAGTTTGATCAAATGCTTTTCTACCTCCCTCTATCCGGATCTACCTTTAAGAAAGTTTATTATGACTCTCTTTTAGGTAGGGCGGTTTCTAAATTTGTACCGGCGGATGATTTAATTGTTCCGTACTCTGCAAATAGTTTAGAAGATGCGGAGTCAGTCATACACGTTGTAAAAATTTCTGAAAACGAATTAAAGAAACAACAAGTTAATGGTTTTTATAGAGACATAGAATTAGGTGCACCACCTATTATAGAAAACCAATTACAAGATAAAAAATTAGAGCTAGAAGGAATTTCTAAAGATGGCCAAGAAGATCAATATACTTTGTATGAAGTGCATACTAATTTAGATTTAGAAGGTTACGAAGATATGGGTGGTGATGGTGAACCTACTGGAATTAAATTACCTTACGTTGTAACTGTTGCACAAGCAGGTCAAAAGGTTTTATCTATTAGAAGAAACTACAATCCTCAAGATCCACTTAAGAGAAAAATAAATTACTTTGTGCAATTTAAATTTTTACCTGGCACAGGTTTCTATGGTTTTGGACTAATCCATATGATTGGTGGTTTAACTAGAACTGCAACCGCAGCGTTGAGACAATTACTTGATGCCGGTACTTTAGCAAACCTACCAGCTGGTTTCAAATCTAGAGGTATAAGAGTTAGAGATGATGCACAACCATTACAACCTGGTGAGTTTAGAGATGTAGATGCACCTGGTGGTAATATTAAAGATCAGTTTATGACTTTACCTTTCAAAGGTCCAGATGCAACTCTATTACAATTGATGGGTATTGTGGTTCAAGCAGGACAAAGATTTGCAGCAATTGCTGATATGCAAGTTGGTGATATGAACCAACAAGCAGCCGTTGGAACTACAGTCGCATTATTAGAGCGTGGTTCACGTGTAATGTCTGCAATACACAAAAGATTATATGTGGGATTAAAACAAGAATTTAAATTATTAGCAGAAGTATTTAAGACATACTTACCACCTGTTTATCCTTACGATGTACCTGGTGCAACTAAAGAAGTTAAGGTTCAAGACTTTGACGATAGAGTTGATATCTTACCTGTGGCAGATCCAAACATCTTTTCACAGACGCAGAGAATATCTTTAGCTCAATCTCAATTACAACTGGCGCAATCAAACCCTCGAATACATAATTTATACCAAGCGTATAGATCTATGTATGATGCGCTGGGAGTAAAAAATATAAATTCTATTTTACCACCACCGGCTCCACCACAACCAATGGACCCTGCATTAGAAAATATTATGGCAATTAACGGAAAACCTTTCCAAGCTTTTCCAGGACAAGATCACAAAGCACATATTGATGCGCATTTAAGTTTTATGTCCATATCTATGGTGCAAAATAATCCCGCAGCTATGATGGCATTACAAAAAAACATACTTGAACACATTTCATTTATGGCACAGGAGCAAATTCAGTTAGAATTTGTAGAAGAAATGCAAGAAATTAAAATGATACAACAACAACTAGGACCAATGATGCAAAATCCTATAATGATGCAACAAAATCCACAAGCAATGCAAGGTATGCAACGTGTTCAACAGATAACTTCACAAATAGAATCTAGAAAAGCGAAGTTAATTGCTGAAATGATGATTGATTACGCTAAAGAAGAGGACAAAATTAGTTCTGAAGTAGGTGGTGATCCATTATTAAAACTAAAATCACGTGAATTAGACTTAAAAGCTAAAGCAGACCAAGAAAAATCTGAAAATCAAGAAGCAAGATTAGATTTAGACACTATGAAAGCAATGATGAACCAAGAAAACCAAGAAGATAAGCTTCAACAGAACGAAGAGTTGGCTGGTTTACGTGCAGGAGTGTCATTAGCTAAACAACAAATGTCTGACGCTAGCAAAATTCACGATTTCGGTAGAAACTTTAAGAAAAAATAGGTATAAACCAACTCAAGGAGTAAACTATGGATAAAAAAGTTAAAGAACCTAAAATTACAAAAGAGTTAGGGCTTAATAAGGACGGATACCAAAATGGTGGCGTTGAAATTAAAGCTACTGACCCTATGGAATCACAGGTTGTTGATGTTAGAGGCACAAAAAGAATGCGTCCTGACAAAAAACCTGTAAAAGCAACCTGGTACTAGTATGGCTTGGTTCAGTTTAGCAAAGATGGCTTTGCAAGCTGGCGGTAAAATTTATGCTAACCGCCAAAAGGCAAAAGTCGCAATGTCTGATGCACAATTATTGCACGCAGAGCGTCAAGCCCGAGGTGAAGAAGCTTACCAGGGAAAACTTTTAGAAGCTCGTCAGAATGACTACAAGGACGAATTCGTTCTTGTGATTATTTCGGCGCCCATCATTGTTTTAATGTGGGCGGTGATGAGTGACGATCCGGCAGCTATGGAAAAAGTAAAACTCTTCTTTGAGTATTTCCAGTCGCTTCCGAGCTGGTTCACGAATTTATGGATCCTTGTCGTGGCGAGCATTTTTGGAATAAAGGGTACACAAATCTTTAGGAACGGAGGAAAAAAATAATGCCTAATAGAAGATACAACAAACAAGTAGCTAATCAGATGAAATCTGGTGGCAGAGTAAAAAAAATGGGTGGCGGAATGTCTACAAGAAGAAGAGATATGAAGTCAGGTTATTATCCAGATGATATGGGTATGAAG